ATTCAGTCAATCTGACAACGTAAAATTGATTTTTCCACAAAAACACGCGGCAAAGAAAAGGGTTAACCATTCTCTCAATTGTGTTCTTTAGGTAAAGTTGCTCGTTTTCAATCCTTACTCCGTTGCTAAATTTAGCGTCTAGTCCATCGGTAAAGATTGCGTTTTGTGGCACATTAAATTGACGGAAAACACTTTCGTCATAATCCATCCTAGCCTCGTGTACTTCGCAACCAATATAAACTGGTCTTTGCTCAACAAATGATTGATTTAAAGCGCCAACAACTGCCGACAAAGCTTGAGGTCTAGGGTCAGGCCAAGAGGTAAAATTTGAGCGTATAGAATCAAAACCTTTTAATCCATCAACCGCAGTAAAAGAGAAAAGCTTTGGCCCGCTCTTATATGGCGATGTAATAAAGTCGGGCGCAATGTATCCGCTAAAGAAAGATTGTACGCCTTCAAATAAAAGATAATTTATTCTACTTGTACCACTTGTTGCACCAATTACAAATCTATTATTACCAAATGCAATGCTTTCAAAAGTTGCATCTGAAGCCGCTGGTATTGCAGTCCAATTTATTGCGTTTGTAGAGTATGCTATTCGATTAGTTCCACTATTTCTAATTGCAACAAAATATCCGTTTCCGTAAGTTATAGTCTCGGGAGAAAATGGTATTGAATTAGTTGTCCAAGTCAATCCGTCAACTGAATATCTTGAGCCAGTTGTAAATTTACCATCTGCAAAATGAATTGTTGTAGATGAGAAAGATGTTGCTTGCTCGTCCCAATTTAAACCATCATAAGATGTAAAGGTTGTTCCGCCTGGTGAGCTATCTGAAACGGCAACCCATATTCCATTTCCATAAGCAACACCGCTAAAGGTAGGATTTACACTTGTTGTTCTTGATGTCCAAGTAATACCATCGGGCGAGGTCATTATTCTATTAGTTCCAGCTCTTGCAACTGCAACAAATAATCCGTTCCCAAATTTAATATCTTGAAACCACATGGCTTCGCTAGGAGTTCTAGCAGTCCAATTTATACCGTTTGAAGATGTAGCTATAAACGAAGTAAGAACAGGAGGCCCTCCAACACTTGCATATCCTACGGCCACAAACAAACCATTACCAAAAGTGACATATTCAACACTAAAACCAGTTGGAACTGTATTCCAAGTAATTCCATCGGTAGAATAATATATTAAAGAAAATGTACCAACAAATAAACCATTGCCATAAGTCATTCCCCTAAATTGACCGTTAACTGGCGAAGCCGCTTGCCAATCCGTTATATCATTGTTCGCGCTAATTTGATTTAAATCAACTCTCCAAGTACGATTGCCACCAACAAGAAACTCGTTAAAATCTCCAGTCTCTCCTGCAATTGTAAAGTCAACCGACGAGCCAATAATTGTCTCTAATGGGTCATTTCCTGTATTGCCCCAATTGTATGTAATATCGTTAATCAGCAAAGGTGTAACCGCTCCTGAATAGCCAGTTCTGAAAATTTGCAAGTTCCAAACATTGCCTCCGTAGTTGGTAGCATACCCCCCCTCATATTTTAGACCGTAGTCATTTACAGGTGCGTTTTGGCCAGTTAAAACAACGTATCCTTTAACATCCTCACTCGGCATCGTGTAGCTAAATGACAAGCTCGAAGACAAGAAAGTATTGCCTGGAGAGCTATACCACATTGCAGTATGGTAACCCGATTCGGGCGCAACTGCAATTGTAAGCGAATCTCCTTCGGTGTAGAATAGTGAAGGAGCAACGCCGTTAATGGTAATTGTACCAAGACCTTCTCTAACTGCAAATTGTAATCTGAAATCGTTAGCCATTAGCCTTTATTTATCTTATTGTTTGCTTGTCCTAAAACATAAACCAAATCGTTGCCTTTTACTACAAACTCGCCACTTACGTCTCTGTTTTGAGCAAATATTCCGCCTTGAGCGCCTCCAGTAAATGATGAGCCACCGCCTCCAACACCTGAGGTTCCAACGGAAGAACCACCACCGCCTCCACCTCCTCCAATTCCTGAGGTAATACCTCCTCCTCCTCCACCTCCACCAATCTTAGCTCTAATATATCCAGCCAATGCAATTAAGGCAACACCAGCAGCAATTGCCGTAGCTGGGTTTTTAAATGCTAACTTAATAGCAATCATTCCGACACCTACTTTAATGGCCGCTTGTCCTAATCCCTCTGCAATTGTAGCAACTCCACCTAAAAGAGCCTTACCAGCAGCTTTAACAACATCGCCTCCAGTAGCTAAAGCCTCACCAATGGCAAAGCCAATATCTCCTAATCCATTAACCGCTCCATTTGTAATAATAGCTGATGCCTCAGCATTAAACTCCTTTAAAGATGTGATAAACTTAGTTTTTTTAGAGTCGTCAATGTCTGCAATTTCGGGAGTAATTGAAATTCCCTCTGCAAGTTTATCCAAGTCCAAACCAATAGGCCTTGGTTTAGCCATAGATTCTGCCATAGCAAGAAAGCTTGCGTCTAATTCGTTTGCGAGTTTGGTTTGCCTTTCTAGTAGAAAATTAGCGGTATTCATTTCGGGATTACCAGCCAAAATTACTTTATTAAGCTTGTCCCATCCTTTAGAATACTCTTCAAACGCCTTAGCTCTTTCCTCTGCTTTTGTTTCGTCGCTTACTTCGTTAAATTGCTCAACACCAGCAGCAGCTTCAACCGAGGCTTTCTGAATTCCCTTAATTAATATTGCCTGGCCTTCTAATTTATTGGCATAAATTGGATTTAAAAGAGAAAGTAATTGCTTGCCAAAAGTTACAAAGCCATTTTCTCCAGTATACTGAGCAACTGTATTTACTGCGGTTAATGAGGTTACTAATTTGCTGGTTAAACTATTGGCCAAATCTAAAACACCTGAAACCACCCCACTCGAAGAGTTACCAATTGCTAATTGTAATTGAGTAAAGTTGTCTCCTAAATTGGATATTTTACCGCCTACAGTCTCAGAAATTGCCGCCATTGAGCCTGAAACTCCTTCAGCTTCTCCAAGGCTAATTAAATACTCTTGAATAGCTACATCTGTTTTTTCTACTTCAGTAGTTACACCTTTAAAAGTAAACGCGACGTTATCTCCTTCGGCTTTGGCCCTAACGCCAAATTCTTTTAAACGCTCAAACTCTCCAGTCATTGCGTCCAAAGTTGCTTCGGCTAATTGGTCAAATGATTTACCTGTTGATGAGGCAAGGTCTCCCAATGCCGTCATTTCTCTGACCGTAGGCGTAAAACCTCTATTGGCTAACTTTACAAAAGCGTTTGTTAATTCGTCAACTTGAAAAGGTGTTTTTGAGGCAAAGTCTACAATTTGATTCATTGCCACCTGGGCCGCTGAACTACTGCCCAAAGTATTGGTTAAAACCGCTTCCATTTTTTGGAATTGTGCGGTCGTATCAATTATCGCCTTCCCAAAACTTAAAACCGCTCCCACAGAAAAAGCAGCTCCCAAAGATGTTAATGCAGTTGAGGAGATTTTTTCAAATTTGCTAAATTCTTTTCCTGACTGGTCAAGTTTAGAATTTACTTCATTAAACTTTTTATCAAACTCGCTAATTTTAGCGCCTATCTCAACCTCTATTCTTGGATTTGCCATTTCTTTCTAGTTTACTTGCAATTTCTAACAATTTCTTTGCTTTAGCAAAGTCTTCAGGCGTTGACTCCAAAGGCTTTGGCGTATTGTCCCACAACAAAGGCCAAATTTGTGTTGGGTCTAAATTTACTCCTTTCTTTAAATGAGGTTGTAATAAGATTATAGTTTGTTTACGCATTGCCTCCACCATGTCTTTTTGGTCTATCTCGTGGCCTTTTATTAAAACCTTTAACTCTTTACGGCTTAAATGAAAAAGCTGCTCATAAGGGATTTTAGTCCGACCTACGAGCAGCAATAAATTCTCGCGAGCATTATAATTCTCGCTTTCGTTTTCACTTACGTTTTTTTTTCTTCGGTACTTTCACCAATACCCAACTCCAAAAGCAAGTCGGCTAAAACGTCGTTAAATAAATTAATTACCTCTTTGCCCTCAACCCAAGTTTTTAACTCATCTAAGCTAATTGGATTTGCCGATTTACGAATGCAAGCAACTTTATGGCATTCAATAAGCAAAGCGTAAATTAAATCTAGCTTTGGCATTTTTCCATTTTGAAAAACTTCACCTAAACTTTTTCCAGTAAAGTCCTCGAAATTAGCCAATGCCCCAAGATTTGGGTAAAAGAAAATCTCCCCTTCTTTAAAGGGAGTAGAATGGTATTTAGCCATATATGTTTATTAGGTTGGTATAACGCTAATTACTGGAGCGCCAGCAAAGTCGAAAGTTCCTGAGAATGAAACTTGAGAGTTTCTTTCTGCAGTAATTTCAAGAGAGTTTAACTGAGCGTCAACTGTAATAATTTTGTCTCCTGAGTCAGTACCTCCAAAAACCAATTCAAACACTTTTCCGATGTCTTCCATCAAGTCAAAAGCTGAAAGGTTAGATACTCCAGTAGATGCAAAATCTAGGTCTCCACTAAAAGAGAAAGAGCCTGATTTGTCGCCGCCTTCTAGTCTTACA